TAGTCATTCCGCAAGCCCATGTTAGCTTGTTGATACTGTTGTGCCTGTCCAGCGACGTTGCGATCAATCCCCGCACCAATGGTACGCATGACTGCTTGATCCGCCGTCTGGTTGTTCTGCGCCGCGATAGCATTCTGGTTCTGAATGAAGTCGCGCGCCAAGTCCCAAGGTGTCACTGGCATTTTACCACAATCCTACGTTACCCTTGTACATTGACGTATCAAGGCCGTTGCTGTTGCCGTAGTTCTCGAATGCTTGACGCTTCATACGGTCACTGTTCGCTGCATCGAGTGCTGAACCGACAGCCTGTCCGCTCGCACCAATCGCATTCGCCCAACCGAAGTTAGGTTCTACAGCCGACATGCTACCGCCCTGCTTCGCGAACGCGTTGATGAGTGCGTTTGCAGCCTGACCGCTTGAAGACATAGCGCCTTGTTGCTGTTGTGCAGTAAGACCTTCGATGTTGCGAGGATTGTATGCAACGTCCGGCATTGCAGAGGCGCGGGATGCGAACATGTTATACAAGTTAGCAACATTACCGCGCTCAGTGTTAAACTTGTCATCTGCCATACCTCCTGCTTGCATTCTGTTAGTGGAGAACGCATCGAGCAAGGCATTGGACTTCTTCGAACCGATTTCAGCAGCGACCTTACCGCTATTAGATGCACCCGAACGTACAGCTGTACGCATTGCGTCTTCGAGTGTCGTATCGTAGCCTTCATTGATGGCCTTGGTAGCACTCGCATTCATCAAGTTCTCTTCGTCCTTGCCAGTTTGTCTCTGAACACGGCCGAATGCGTCCAGAAGCTGTTGCCCCTGTACGTCTTCCTTACCTTGACGCGTGTAGTTCTGTTGGAGAACGTCACGCTTCTTGTTGAGATCGTCAAACTGTTGCATTTCCTCATTCTGGTAGAGGGACTGCAACTGTTGACTTTCGGGGGACAAGTCACTTACCCAACCAACACCGTCAACGAAGTGAGTTCTGTTCCCGGCACTGTCAGTTGAACCGAGTTTAGTCTCATTGTCGCGTTTGCGTGCAGAACTAATCGTATCGAAGCGTTCTTGCTCACGCTGATAGTAGTTGAGTAGATTGATCTGCCAGTTCTGATCCGCCGCTGCATCTGTTGCCGAAGCACCTAGCAGCGAACTTCCGATAGTGGCAGCAGCACCGATGAGTGCGCCGATCATTAGAATACTCCCGTCGTTCCGGTCGTACGTGTTGGATCAATTGTCGTGGAGTCCTTGAACGCATCACGCAACGGATTGTTACTGACACCGGCAGCGGAGTTACCCTTAGCCATCAGTGTATCCGTGTTGAAGTAGTTCGTGTCACCAACGGCGTTACGAATGTCACCACCGAGACGACCAGTGAGTGTATCACGTTTCGAACCGAACGCTGCAAGCATGTCATCCATGCTGATGTTCTGTCCGAGTTTGTACGAACCGATCTGATCGCTGTACTGCTTCGATACATCGTCAAGCTGTCCACGATAACCGCCCAAGACACCAAGTCCGGTATCCTCAAGCTGACTGCGTGCGCCGGCTTTCTTCGCATCAAGTCCACGAAGCGTGTTGTCGAACGCACCTTGTGACAACTGTCCGCGTGCACGTGCAGCGTCAATGGTATCGAAGGCACCGCTGTACTGTTCACCAAGAATGCTGTCGAGAATGCTGTCATCAGCTGTGTCGGCGAAGTAACTGTTCTCCCAACCGGGCTTAACAATACCGCGATACGCATTGTCCAGTTTCGTGGACTGTGCGGTTGTCGCTTCGTTCATCGACTTGTTCCAGAGGTCGTCATAGTTGAAATAACTTCCGACGTTGTTACCGGCTGTCTCAGGAACACCGCCACGTGCTGCATTCAGCTTCGCATTGTAGCTGTCAAGTAGACCGTACGTGTCTTGGAAACCGAGTGACCCCGCTTTCTGTGTACCGTATCCCTGTCCGGTTGTATAAGCTGTGTTGACAGCAGCACCCGTTTGATCACGGACACGTTGTGCTTCCTGTGCTTGTCTGTCTCGTTCAGCAGCGGCTGATGTTGCATTGCGTGCCGCTGTTGCGTCATCGATTGCCATTTGTGCACGTGCCGACTCCATAGGGTCGGTAGGCTTTGGCGCTGGTGCTGACTTACCGCCCACTGCGTTAACTCCTGTAAAACCACGGTCTGCTTGCCACTGTGACGGCCCCGTAGTTGGTTGATTGCTTCCGTAATTGCTATTACCGTTTCCGCCCGTTGGTTGTACCCGACGAGGTGTTGACGTTCCACCGATACCGATACCAGTAGAACCACCGAAAGAACCCGAACTATCAAAGTTCCCCATTATAATTTCCTATAGAACAGTTCGCCATATGATGTGAAACCACGACGAACGAACATGTGATTAAGTTTGGCTGCGTCTTCTACACCTATACGTGCTGCACCAACTTCGATGCGGAACGCTCCATTAAGTATAGCCCAACTCTCAAAGTTGTGCAGCAGTTCAAAGGCGGCACGTGATCTATTACGATACTCAGGCAAGACGTACCACAACGTGAGTGATGCTATCTCAGCTTTCGTAAACATCAAGTAACGTCCTTGAACGCCGACTGCGAACCCGACAACCTTCAAATCATCCCGAACTATCCAACAGTTCATGCCTGTCCTGTGAATATCCTTGAGACATTTTAAACAGTTCGCATATGTCTCGACTTCATCGAAAGGTATGTCAGGCTCGCATTCCTCCTGCATCTTACGTGCGATATCGACAAGCGCCGGTATATCAGTATCATTCAGGAGTTCGACACAGACTAGCCTCATCTTGGCGTTACGCTTTCACGCAACGTCTCAACTCTGTCCAGCCTGTTACGCAAGTCAATGAGTAGGTCACGTGTACCATACACACTACCTTGCGCAGTTTTCACTTCATCGATCTGTCTTTGTTGGTCGAGGAAGCGTTGATCATATGCTGACCACACGCGGGCATGCTCAGCACGTGGTACGGTATCTTTAAGAGAGTCGTTGATAACACTGAACCGGTCATTGTAATCCTGTCGTGAAAGAACACGATTGTTCTCGTAGGTGTTCTTGAACTCAGCGAAGGCTTGGATGGGCATTGCATTGTCATCCACCGATTTGATCAGCGCTGCTAACGCTTGTTGACTGTTGTCGATGCGACTGATGTTCCCGAGTACAGGTGAGTACGCAAGTCCACCAATCGCAGCGATGACAACGAAACACACACCGACAGCAGACCATATAACCGGCCACTGTGTTCTACTTGAACCCCGCAGTTCGTTCGATAACAGGTTCACCGCTTGACTAACTTCACCGAAACCACGGCGCATTTCAGTCTCTAGGTCATGCTGTCGGGTGGACAGGTTCGAGACACGTTCCCCTAATTGAGCGTATCTGCTATCGCTGTCCATCTGTGTTTGTGTGTTCCCATTGGCCATATTACTGTCCGAGTGGTTTGTTGACGACTGCTCGACCGTACGCCGCATAGATTGCACTCACAATGGAGATACCCTGCATGACTAAGTTCGTCGTGCTTTCGGGACTGATGTTATCAGTGATAACACCGGCAAGTGATGCAAGCTGCAACAACGCTGTGACGAGCGCACCAATGAACATCCGGGACTGCCAGAGTGGTTCTTGATTGGTGATGTTCGTGATGATCGCATTGACTTCCTTGTTCACTTCCTTAGCGACTTGTGGTGTCACCTTGGATGCGTCGGCAGCCGTGAGATCATTCGTTTTGTTGTCAGCTTGCTTCTGTAGAGCTTCGGCTACAACCGGCGTTAGGTCAGCCATTCTTTTCGTCCTTATTGATCTGCACAAGAATGACGTACGTGAGTGCAGCGCTTGTTACAGCAGTCTGCCAGTTCACAACAGCACCGGGAGTGCAAACGTTACCGACAACAATCTTGGCAGAAGCGAATTTCTTGTGATTGTTCGGCGAGAGTTCCCCGGCATCATCGATAATCTGAATGCTGTCGAAGAACGGTTTGATGTTAGCGCACGTTGCAGCAACCTGTGCCTTGAACGCTTCGGTTGTCTCAGGCGTACCTGATCCGAGACATCCGGAGAGTGCAAGACACGCAGCAACTGCGAAGACGATGTGTTTCATGTTACTTCCCCTTATACGGTTTGGACTTATCTGCGAAGGATCGCCACGGATGCAACTCGAAGTGTGGATAGTCCCATCCGTCCTTAGTATTCCCATCCCGATTAGGATCACCCAACCAACGTATAGGAATGTTAAGCTCTTTAGCGATGCGCGTTACAACTTTACCCATACGGACGAAGGCTGCAATGTCATCCCAATTCTTCATGTCCATAGGCAACAAGTCCATTGCTACAGCGGTCTCCCAATTGTGCGCGCTGTCTCCGAAATGAACTTTCGAATTACCCTGTTTGAATGCAAGTTCCTGTTGTGCTTTATTACGCGAGCTATCTGTGATCGCGACATCGATTTCTTTGATAACAGCATCAGCCAGCTTTTGTAGTAGCGGGTGTAACGAGCGGTAGGCTGCTTTGCTTTTGGTGCCATAGTTGTACGGGCCTTTTTTCATCGCATCTTCATCCATGCACCGGCCATAGCGTTAGTGCTTCCGGTATCTATCATATCGAGTATCATGTTGGCAGCTGTGTCACCGCGACAGTATGCGTTGTATTTGATCTTCGCATTGTTAGCGATACCATCATCACCGCAACTCTGTGCACGCGTCATGCCGTCAAACCCGAAGAACTCAGTACCCTTTGCAGGGGATATCGTACAGTCTGCATCAACCATACCGGGAGCAGTTTTCACACCGTGGAACGAAGCGAGTACCAACATGCAATCGTATGCAGTTGTACTGTTTTCAGCAGCTGCAAGCACTGTCTGTGCAACAGGATCAGTACCAACAAACTGTGTGACACCACCTCCGGGAGATAGCGACATCACAGGACGGCTCATGTAAAACACACGTACGATACCCTGTCGATATGAGTTCGCACCAGCAGCAGGGATCGCACAATAACGTACACGTGAACCCGGATCAGTGTTCGTGAGTATCTTCGCACCCCAAACGAAGCGACAACCACGACCAGCTGCATCTGTGAACGTAGCCGTACCGAATGATGTCCAACCGGGAGGTGATGTTGCACCGGGATCAGCTGGAAACGATGCATCTGGACTTACAGTTATCTCACTGAAGAACGCAACGTCACCAGCACCGATACCTTTTCCGTTCCAACTAGTAGTCGGAATGGTTGCTCCACCAGTGTCAGCAGCACCACCGTTGTAACCTTGTGATGCCCAGTTTGAACTGAGTACAGCAAGGCCACGATCTGCAATGAGACACTCGTTGTCGTATTGACTCATGTGATTGTGTACTCAATGCTGAACGCCATCTGTAGACACGCAGCCGCAGCGGAGAAGTCGATACTGATATCGTCACCCGCTACGAACGTGTTGCTAGATGTGCGTGCAATTGACTGTTCCGTTGTCGAAACAGAATGCGCGGCCTGTCCTATGTTGCTTGAGTTGATCTTGATTGTACACGTTGCCGTACCAGACGCACACTTTGTTGTCGTACGCGTGATCGTGCCAGCATGACGCATCCGCAAACCAACGAGATAGTTCTCACTGGTTTGCGGGATCATGATGATACCGTGCTTCTCCTGTTCGGTTACAGTAGCAGCAGCAGCGACAGCAGTAGCAGCAGAAGAAACAGCAGTGTTCTTACTGGCAGTTGCAGTATCGGCACTGGAAGATGCATCACTAGCTTTGGTTGTGGCGGTCGATGCACTACCACTTGCAGAACCCGCACTTGCACTAGCTTCCGCAGCTTTAGTCGTAGCTGTTCCAGCACCAGTTGTAGCAATCCCGGCTTGAGTTGTGGCGGTTCCTGCCTGTGTTGTGGCCGTACTCGCTGAGGTTGACGCGGCACCCGCGCTTGCAGCAGCAGCAATAGCAGAAGCGGCAGCAGCATCAGCACTAGCTTGAGCGCTATCATCTGCACCGGAAGGATCGAAGAATACACTGAATAATTCATCGGCGAGGTCATCCGCAAACACACCGCTTATGTGAGACACCGTGACAATGTACCAAGCATCGAGGTGCGTGAAGGTTTCGTTTGAGTAGTATTGCGTGGCAGTCAGCCAGTCACCGCGATACTTGATGTTCGAATTGTAAGCAGCCCAATGAGTTGGGTTCGCAATCCGATCTTCTGCAAACGTTCCCAATGCAGCCGACGTATGCGTAATGTTGCAACGATATATGGCATTCTCTTCGATGTCCACAACAAGGACACCGGACGTGTACAAAGTCGAGTTGTCCCATGCACCACTGATCGTCAGACCAAAGATGCTGTAGGATGCGTCGATGATTAGCTGGTTCTTGTTCATGTCGTCCCCCCAATTCGGGAAGTCGAAACGAAGAAGTGCTAATCCTAATGCGGATGTACGAGACTTAACTGCACCAGTCATGTCGATACCTTTGTTTTGTGATAAAGCAAAGTCACCGCGTTTATAGTTAGCGGGTGTATCGAACTGCCTGACCAGCGCAGTTTGAACAACTTACCATAGGCCGGAATACTATGCAACATTTCCGTAGAGGTGTTACGACCACCACCGAATGGTTGATCACCAGCACCGAAGCCCGGAGTTTCCGCACCAACGAACGCAGTGACACGATTTGGAGCAAGTAGCTGACTTTCGAAGTCTTTGTACACACTATTGGTGAATACAGAGAAGTCGAACTGTGCACCGCCCTTACTATCGAAACGTGCGAACTCTAGTTGTTTGTTTCCCATACGCATATTGAAGTCGGACCATGCCGTCTCCATTGCAAACGAGATTGGTTCGCCTTTGTAGATTTCCCAATTGTCTGGATGATCGTCACGGTCGTCTGCGAAGGAACCGCCAACATTACTAGTGTAACCGACAGTGCACTGATACACAGTCCCGCTACCGTCGAGAACACGATCATCCACCGCGTACGCATGTGAGTTTGCGTATGCTGCAAAGTCATACTCTCCAATGTTGTCAGCAGAGTACGGATACGACGTGTCACCGAAGTGCCATATCTTCCCATCTTTTCCATAGAACATCTTGTTGAATTGCGAACGCGCGCCCCAATCAAAGTTAAGCCCACGATACCGCGTCCAACGTCTGATCTTCAGTCGGGGATTGTATTCATAAGCGTAGCCGATACTTTCATCATTGACAGGCTCAACTGTAATTGCTGAACCACCAAAAGTCTCGTTAAGGTTAGGGGAGTAATCATCTGTTTCGATGACGATTGTGTCTTTGTCCACCACTGCGCGTATGGTTCGTGTACCATTAACTGCGCCAGCACTGATGCCTGTAATCCCAACGACACCGGATATAACAAGATCGTCTCCTTCATCGAACACGTGATCATACACGCGTAAGTACATGAGACCGTACTGTTGCAACGTGGTGGATGCAATGACAGGGTCTTTGTCGAGAGTGAAAGCACCAGCACTGTACTTCGGTGCATACATGATGTAAGACCGCGACGTAGGTTCAAACACAGAGAACGTACGATAGTTGCGATCACTGTCACTCAGTCTACCGAAGTGACGCAGCATCACTGGATGAATAAGGTCCGATACAGTTTGTGGTACAAATTCACCCGAGCCTTTGGAGATTTCGAGACTGTTGATACCGTTAAGGGCAGCACAGAAGAGGTCGTTACCAAGGCTGATGATGCTTGCATGTGAGAACGTACCGAACTCAGCAATGTTGTCGTTGAAGTCCGGTTCGTGGATCGGTTCCGTTCCGCTGTCATTATATATCCCCAATGTTCCCAACATCGATCTGTCGGTGAAACCAATGAACACACGTGAACGCACCACAGATGCACCAAGGATGGTTGCGTCCACTGTCTGCGTCAACATGCCTAGATCAAGCTCAACTGCGTCACTCGGATCAGTCTCACGCGAACACGTTATGACAGTGTTCTTCGCACCGATCTCAAGCATGGTAGGGCCATACTCAGTGTTAACCAGAACAACATATCGAGCCGCAGCGATGACGAACTCAGCGCGTGGTATAGCACCATTAGATAGAGTGGCTGCATCAACAAGATAGTTGACTGTCGTGTTAAGAATACTAAGAGGTTTGTCATTGAGTGATCCGTTAACTGCGATCAACTTTCCTCGAATAATTTCAGCTGACACTCGTTTGGTATATGACCACGGTTCAAGTGTAAGACCAGCAGCGATGGCGTAATTCCATATGATTGTTGGAACGCCAAGAGAGTTGACAGCGACAATCTCTCCACTCTCGCTAAAGACGATAAGATTGTCTTTGTAATATCGTCCATAAATGTCACGTGAGGACATGATATGAGTATCGTGCGTCCATCCGATAGATCGACTACTAGTCCCCGTACTGGTAGCGGCGGCTCGGACATAAATGGAAAAGTTGTTTGCATCATTGACTTTGATCCCGAAGTTACGGTTGATGATCAGTGCGTCGTCAATTCCATTCAAGTCACCGCCACCGAAGGTAGTAACTGTTATATGTTGTCCGTCGGCGTAACCGTGCGCGGTCTTGGTGATCTTGATAACGCCGGTCGCATTAACCGTTCCGCAGGTGAGAGATGCGGCGGCGACAACGGTTTCAACTCCTTTTCGTAGGTGTGCAAAAAGCTTCTTGCCAAACCGCTTGCGGAAGTGACCGTCTGTGCCGCGCACGATGTTGTCGGACAGTGTCTGATAGCGAGATGAAAGAGACTTATCGCTATCGCTAACATTCCAGCCACCACCAAAATCACGTATTGTTGTCTCATCGAGTTGTGTGCTACTCATTAACTTGCCACTCCGTTGGGTATGCACCGCGCTGCAGGTTGGCCTGAATATCTACCAACTCAGCCTGTGTCGCGATGGACAACAACTTTGCGAACTGCGTTTCCAGTGTCTTGGTGAGCAGATCATTCACACCCATCTTCACTGACAATTGGTATGCTGTTCCGACTGCGAGAATGTCACGATCAAACAAGATATCGTCATCCATTTCGAAGTCTTCTTCTTCATAGTTCTTCGTCACGACGACAATGTCCGTGCGAGCAAGCTTTGGATAGATCGCGAACACCTTCGTTGGTTCGTTGGCCATCGGAAGCACCGCTGGACGCTTCACCTGAAACGGGTTCTGTCCCGGTGGGATGCGCGGCAATGGGTCTTGTGTGTTCGGAAGGAATACGGAGTGCAGACGAGTGTACTTTGTAAGAAAGGAACTTACATCTGTAGTCGGTGCGCCATCGCTCAAGGCTGTCGCTACCGTGTGATAACTCATCTGATCTTGAAACGTGTACTCTTTGCTCAAGGTGCGATACAGCCGTGCTATATTCTTCATGACACCGTTCTGCAAGTGTATCTGAACGTCTTGACCACTTGCAAGACGGAGTTCGTCAAGGACATCGTTAACAATGTCGGACATCTTAATAGTCATCATGTTCCTCCATAAAGAAAAGGGAGTACACAGTGTGCACTCCCCTTCTCACCAACACTACAGCGTAGGCGACTTACGCTGTAAAGTGCGGAAGGCCATGATAATCGCCTTCGATCGCCTGACAGATTACCACCCAATCACGTGCGCCATCTGGCAACACAGTCACAGGAGTATAAGTGCCGCGTGGATCACCCGTTGTAGCAGTCTGTGCAACCAAGATTGCAATGACCTTCGTGCCGGCGTTTGCAGGGACAGCACCATTGAGATATTCTTCAAGGATGGCACCCGTTGCATACGGAAGTCCAAGGATGTTGTTGTAACCGATTGACATCGTGACAGCCGTAGCTTCCGCGCTGTAAGCAGTTACTTCCTTGAACGCCTTCTTACCGACGACAGGCGTAGTGCCTGCACCAGTGAAGCTTTCCGACATCGGCTGACCGAGATAGTCAAGACCGAAGACAACGATAGCAGGAGTACCAGCACCGGACAGCACAACAGAGATTGCACGCCCGTACTTACCCATATTGTTGCGATGGTTTGCGACAAGTCCGGTACTGATCTTTGTTGATGCAACCGCGATGGACTGCACATTGAGGATACCCGTAGCAAGAAGAGCGGCAACCGGACCGAGTTCGGCACGGAAGCGACCTTCGGTATTCACATCAGCACTGTACGACATGTTCGCAACACGCATGTTGCTCCGACGCGGAAAGTGTGATGCATAGTCGTGAGTGTTATGCGAAGTCATGCACCCGCTCCTTATGCGTTTGCAGCGTCGTCAAGAATGTCATCCAAGTTCTGGATAGCACCCGTAACTTCACCAGTTTCGGTGTTGACAAGCGGAACGAGATTGTATCCGGCGCCGATCTGCTTCAGATGTTCTACATCCTTGCAGCGGATCGAATGTCCCTTCGCAAACTTAACGAGGAAACCGGCTGGCTCTTCGATAACCTTGCTGACAATCTTGTTCAACTTCTTATCGAAGGCATGTACCCGACGTTGGATAGTGCCTTCGAGCTTTGATACAGTGAACGCGGCTTTCACGTTCGGCTGTATCATCTGTGCACTGAATACCTGTTGCATCATGTCACCTTACATGGTTACGACAGCGTGAGTGCGGAACATCTTCCACATGCACCACTGTCCCTGCCACTGAACACGACGACCAACAGCATCCATAGTCCACGGCGATGAAAGTTCCTTAACCTTCATGTTCACACCCTTGAGGATGTGCAGACGCAGATACTTGCTGTTGATGAAGTACGCCTTGTTGACGGGGCAGTTTTCATCATAGACCATCGGAATGTTGTCGTGCGCAACACCGCCGAAACCGAGATCGACCATGCCACTTGCGCCGCCCTTCTTAAGATCAGAAAGGTTGACAACAAGCTTGTCGCGGACAGCAGCACGATATGCGCGTATCCAGTTACGACCAGCAAGGATAAGATCGGGTTTTTCAGTGCCGACAGTCAAGTCAAGCAACACGTCATCCATTGCTTCTTCGATGTTTGTCGCATCGAGAGTTCCGGAGAAGTCGTATGCCGACGTACGCAGCTGAGTTTCAGCACGCGAGAGACCGCCGATTGTTCCCGTTGTTGGATCATCGGGAATGAGTGCTTGCAGACCCATTGGATCAGTACCAGCACCTGCGCCGTACAGGTAATCGGAGAACTTCTCCTTGATGCTTTCTTCCAAGACTTCCATCTTGGCTTTGAGCAACTTGAAGATCGCCGTGTCACCCTTGTTTTCATCCTGCTCCTGATCGGAGATGATGACAGTACCAACAACACGCGACCATGTGTATTCGAGTGTGTTGAACTCATCAGTCTGCGCAACAGGAACGGTGTTGAAGTATTCGGTTGACGTCACGTTCGGGTTGCGACCGAGCGTGATTGGGTTGGTGATGTTGCGTCCGCCATCTTCGGTTTCGACACGCTTACTCGCGAAAGCCCATGCCATCAATGCATGTGACTGCAATGACGCCATGATGAGCTTCTTACGCGACTTCGTGAGAACCGAGTGAAGGACTGTATTTAGAACAGCCATTGTCTAGCCCTACTCTTTTAGTACGCTGTTCAAGATGTCACCCCATGTGTCATCTGCGTTCGCGTACACTGGTTGCGTTGTGGATTGGTCCTGACTACCTCGTCCGTTTCCACTTCCATTAACAAGCGGTCGTGACGGTGTTTGTCGTTGGCCATTTCCATTCGCAGAGCGAGCGGCAATCTGTGGGCCAAGTGGTTGAGTGAAGTCCAAGTCATGCATCATCGCAAACTCGCGTACACGATAGTATGCATCTACGGCTGGAAGCTTGTTGTTGTTCATCAAGTTCGCGATAGCTTCCGCGTGTGTTTCTGCGTGGTCGTGTGTATCAACGAAGTTCTGATAAGCTTGCTGTGTGCGCTGATCGAGTTCCGTTGTCTGTGTACGTGCAGCACGATCTGCGATCAGTGGTGCAGTGGCTTCTTTGATCATCTGCGAGATACCGCGCATTTCAAGTGCGTCACCGGCAGTTTTTCCAAGAATATCAGTTACGTTATACCCGAAAGTTAAGGTTCGCGCAACGACTTCTTTAGCAACGCCGACTGGATCAGCGCGCCAACGAGACATCAAGGTAACACCTTCATTGTAGTCTTCGCGACTGATACCCATCTTTGCGGGTAGGTTAACGATCTCGTTCGCCTGTGCGATCAACTGTTCTTGACCTTGAAGCTTTCGAGTTGCAGTATCGAGTTGCCGTTGCAGATTGTTGACCTGCGCTGTAGCTCTTGAAGCTTCTTGCCACAAACGAGCACCTTCGCCAGCGCGTGCGAGTACCTTACCCGCTCTATCAACGATGTTTCCTTTACCGTCTGCGAATTGTGGGCCGACACGTGTAAGTCCTTGCGGTACTCCACCAGTGTCCGGAATGCGCGACGTTGGCTGACGTGTGCCACTATCGTCACGTTGTGTGGTGATATCACGTGCATCATTACCTGATGTGTCTTCACGTTGTGTAATGATATCGTTGTTATCTGCTCCCGAAGTGTCGTCGGAACCAGTGTCAACGGCTTTGTCACCATAATCGAAATCGTCTCCACTCATTGCAGCGTCGATGATGTCTACTTCGTTCTTACCAGCCATGTGAGTTCTCCTATGGGGGTGTTATTCAGCGGCTTGTTGTGGTGGGCCTTGTTCCGGTGCGCCGCTGTTAGCACCTTGCAAGTGTTGCAGTTTCTGTAGTATCTTCTCAAGTGGTTCGCCTTGTGCGATCTCCTGACCGACGCCTTGACGTATCTTGTCTGGCATCTTGCGGAACATCTCGCTAACCATCTTGATGATCTGTTTCGGATCAACAGCGGGTGGCTGTTCTGCATTCGCATTCGCTGCATCACCCGGAGGCGGTGCTGCACCAGCGGGTGGCTGTTGTGCCTGTTGTATCT